TTCTCCCATATAGAGATGCAGATTAACCTTTCCATTTGATTCAATAGAAATGCTAGCATCAAAATCAATTTTACCTTCTATCATAATCAAACCACTCCATATTCATCCAATCAGTATCTTCTGGCATCATTTCAACACCAAAGTTTTCATTCAGTTTATTATACACTGAAGCACTAGCCATTGTCAAGCGATAGGCATCTTTGGGGCAAACATAACAACTGCCGCTATACCCCCAGAACTCTAAGAAATTACCGTTTTCCGTTACTTTGGTAATACCGCTATTCATGCGCCAACTATCGCCCTGCGTATATCCCCCGCTCAATCCGGCGAGCAGTTTGTAGATGGTGTTGCCTTGGTATTCTATTTTGAGAACAACCCAACTATCGGGGTAGTAGTCGCTCATAATCTATTTTCTCTAGAGGTTCAAAACTCTCATCAATATACATCATTTCAAACTGCGAAGGATAGTGCTTAAGCAAACGACTTGCCTCTTCTCGAACTGCCTTAGGTACACGAGGATACTTCTTAGGGTTTCGCAAGTCAAGCAGAAAGCGTTCGACTCGCAACACTGCTTGCGTTCTTTCAATCGGCATTGTCATTTTTCCACCACCTAATCTTTTTGCCATACTCGTATTCAAACATATAAACAAGTTCATCGTACGATAATTTCTCTGGTGTTGTTAAATCCCAAAGAAAATCACTCAAAGCGTTCCAATCTTCAGTGTGCATAATAGGAAGTCCATACTCTATAGGATAATCCTCACCAGGCACGCCGTAAATGTCGATGCGTCCAGCACTCCAACAATCACCGTGTTCTTCGATCCATTGTTGGTTAATTGGACCCATCCAGTTTGTACTATAATTTACCATTCACCACTCCGGTGCTGAATAAGGTCTACTCATTGTATAGATTGCCATGCCATCTAATCCATAAGCAGGACAGACTAGAATATGCTGGGGTAGTCCCATAGCATCTTTCTTCCCTAATTCGCCACAGATAAAAAACGTACCCGTCTCCTCTGCCTTAGCATGAAACCATATCTTTTTGAGTTTTTCAAAGAGTTTATGCTCTTCATCTGTAATAGAAACTTTGCTGTTCAGTGCATCATAATGATCAAGTAGATGCTTGAGTTGGCTGGCATCTACTTTAACTGTGGGCAACCCTACCGTCATGCCAGAGTCACGGTATGCATCGTCTAATTGTCGTCGCAGTTTATCGAACATCACTCACTCTTCCTTCCACATATGATTATCAATAAACACTTTCAGTGTACGGTCATCATCTTGTAGACCAAACTTGACACGCTCATCATCTTTGAGATACTTAGTGTATGCTCGTCCTGTGTCGTCAATTACTTCAAAACGATTTACACCTTTCATTGCCTCAAGCTCAAACGCATCGAAAAGCATGTTGTGCAAGTTAAAATAACCACAATCCATACCACGACCATACATGCCCGGATCAAAGCCAAATACATCATACAGTGCGTAACGATAAGTGCCTTTGTCCACAGCTTCTGCTTTGTACATACGTTTGATAACAGCATAGAAAGCATCTTCTCGTTCTTCTTCGGTGAGGCCGTTCCACCATGCATCGTTCTTAGCTTCGTACTCAGCATGTGCTTTCTGTTGTGCTTCACGCAGTTCGTCTAAGCCTTCGATCAATTCTTTCACCCTTCAACTCCGAAATGTCGTTTAATGCTTCTAGCCAATTGCTCTTGAGTTGGCGGAACCATCCATCTACCTTCTTGAACAACCTCGGCACATTCCCTAACAATCAACTCGGCGACTTGTTGTAAACGGCTTAGTTCGGTTTCGGTAAACACATAATCCTTACTATATACTTCTTCGAAGATTTCTAAACGGTTCATCCTTTTCCCTTTTCCTCAGAAAGGCGACCTAACGCCTCAATTTGTTTTCGACCAGCTTTACTGCGAGCTAACTCATTTGAGTCTACTGATATTACACCAGTGTCAGAGTCATTGCTCTACCTCCACAAAGAAACTTTCCTCTTTATAGATCCGCTTCACCGTCAACGGTTGATGTTCGGTTGCGCCCTGAATCTCGTCCCAGTAGATTCGCTCTCCAACTGCGACATAAGGACCGCCACTCGGATCAAACATGCCCAGATCACGATAGTCAATGCCCTCTTGACCGTCTTTACCGCCGAGACGCATATACTCCATGCCTTCTTCGGACATATCAAAGCGATACAGGTTATCGCCAACTTTCACAAAACTATATTCTACACCATGTCGATTACGCATTATCCAACTCTCACTGTATGTACTGACCCATCACTATAGACGTATTGCACTGTCTTCCCGTAGTTCATCACCGACAGGAGGTTTCTTCCTACCGAAGATTCTGTCCCAGTTATCGTCGAACTGCTTTTGGTCTTTGATTGGTCGGGGTTTGCTTCCTTTTCCGCCATGCCAGTTACTTCCCATTTTTAGAAATCTCTTCGTAAATCTGAGACAGCATATGCTTGTCGTCAGGTTTGAGACTATTATACATCTTTTTAGTTTTCTTGTCAAGCTTGCCACTACGGCGAAGCATCTTTGCTTTTTTACCGTTCATGCAATCTCCAGTGTCTGAGCCTCGATCATGAGGTCAGCAATCTCTTTTTTGATACGATTCTTGTCCAGTTCTGTCTGTACAGCATCAATGTAATTATACATCAACTGATCGGTATCTTCAACAGAAATCTCTTCGGTATCAACATTATCACCAAGAAACTCTTTGAAGTCCTCGGCAATCTTCAGTTCATGAATCTTCTGGGCTTGAATACGATCAATGAATCGCTCAAAGTCATAATGGTCACCCTTGTTGACCACAACCAGCTTAACAAACTTATTGTCAAGATAGCGCATGTCTTTGAACTTGAAGTTGCCCATCTTCTCGTGGTCGTAGTAAATCTTCTCATAGATTGTCAAGGGATTGTGAACAGCGGTCAGTTCCCGAGTCTCAGTGTCTAGAACATGAAAATACTTTTTATCATTACAATCATTCCAGAAGAATTCCATCTGCGAGCCAAGATAGTGAATATTGCCCTTTGACGACTTGGTATGGAAGTGACCAGACAGAACCATCTCAAAGCGATTGAAAAGCTCAGGATTCATCCCATCAATACAAGGCATGCCAAGATGCATATCAAACCCAGCTAGTTCTAGGTGTGCACCGATGATGTCAGCATCACAAGACTTGATGAAGTTCATGCACTTCTGTTCATTCTCAGCGCAGATCCACGGGACCAGACCAACCTTGAGACCATCGTAGTTCATCACACGAGGCTCTAGAACGAGATTAACTTCGTTCATGTAGTGACCTTGAAGCTCTTTCAATGCATTCAGTTCAGTAGTGTTCTTGTAGAACATATCATGGTTACCGATGATAATGTCCATGTGAATGCCATACTCTCGCAGTTTGTCTAGAAAGACTTTACGATTTAGGTTGAGTGCTTTGAAATTAATCGTCTTGCGGTTATCGTAGTAGTCACCAAGATGCAAGATGTTGGTGATGTTATTCTCTAAGAGATACGGAAAAAACACTTCTTCATAGAAGCGCTTTTGGTACTCCATAAAGATATCAGAAGAGTTACGGATACCCGCATGAGTATCAGAGATAATAGCAATTTTCATATTAGTCTACCAAGAAATCAGAGAGATCAGAATCAGCCTTGACAGTACGCCGGCGGCGCTTTCGTTCTTCTTTCGCATATTCTTTGAAGTGTTCGTCAGCTTCTTTCACCACATCAATACGATACTTGAGAACTTCAACCAAAGGAACCACATTGCTCCAGTCAGCATCTTCATCACCAGTCTCAATGTGCTGTTCAATGCCAGCTTCTGCAATATACTTCAAACGAATGTCTTGCTGCTTCTTCTCACGGTTGATGCGACGAAGAAAAGCATACCAAGAAATTTGAGTGAAGTAAGCAAACGCATTAGGAGTCCCTGTACGAGTCGCTGCTTCTATGTTATAATTCTCAATGGCTTTGAGACAGTTCTCTACAGCGTCCATCACCATCTCTTCACGATAAGTGTAGCGAACGAAGTTGGACTTATGGGAGAGACCCTCAGCGATCTTGAGAAAGCACTCTGCGATATAGTTGGGAACAATAGGAATCTCTCTATTGTTTTTCTTTGCAGCTTGAACCTTCTCGCAGTGCTTAACAACAGCTAGAGAAAACTCTTTGTTGTTTACATAATGTGGTCTGTCTTTTGGTTTCATTTCACACTCTCAGTTAATATATGCCAACTATTATAAACTATTTTATAGTTCTTGTCAACACATTTGACAGGACATAATAAATGTGATATAATCTCTAAGTCTCTTAGGGGGAGGTTGAATATTAATGAATCTTAAATGGGATCACATTAGATGCAGAATCTACATTACCACCATAAAACATATCATCGGCCTCTTTGTTAGAGAGGCTCAATTTTTCATCAATATCATTCAACTCAATAATTGCTTTTGCATACTCACGAAGAAGATCCTCTGTGGGGTGAGCATACGAGACAAGCTTGTCTTGTCTCAGAACGATAAGGTTATCATTGGACTCTTGGTAAACCATAAACACACGGAAAGTATAGAATCTATAGCCCTGAGGAGCAGCCCTAGAAACGATAGTCACTGCATTCCGAATAACAATCTCCCACTCATCTTCAGACACAACTTCGCAAACTACTTCTTCACCCGTGACAAGTTTAATTTGCTTGATGTTCATAATGTTTCCTGTTTTAAATTGATGGGGTATATCTTATATTGAAAGCCTTCTTTAGTATATATTTTTATTCTTTCTGCACTGTGGCGAAGAGTAAAGTTCTTATGACTCTTTACATGAAAATCGTCAGCAATGTCGTAGAGCGTTGTGTCTCTACCATCGTCAGACTTTCTCAGTCCTCTGCCGATACTCTGGAGGACTTTGATTTGAGACTTCGATGGCGAAGCAAAACAAATGTTGCTGAGATTCCGTATATTAATACCAGTAGAAAAAGTTCCAAGAGAAGCGACGATAATGGCATCTTTTTGTTTCTCCACAATACCACGAATTTGTTCTCTGTCCGCAGTATCAACCTCACCCGAGACATAGAAAATTCTACGCCCATCCTCTGCCTTTTCCGTCATCATGTCGTACAGCACTTTGCCGTGCTTTTCTACATATTGGAAAAGAACAAGTGTATTACCTTCTAGAGATAATGCTAAGTTGGTAATAAACTTGTTCCTCTTCTCGTTTGTAACTATATAGTCAATTTCTTCCTGGTATGTCTTGTTTTGCATCCAGTGGCAGATATCATTATGATAGTTTAGAAGCATCACCTTGATGTCTAGTCCTGCCAGTGTGTTCTTCTTCTGTAGTTCTACAGTGGTGGTGACTTTGTAGACAGACCCAAACAGTCCTTCAAGCACCAGCTTATTAGTCTCAGTGCCGTCTAGAGTTCCTGTTGTACCGAATCTATACTCTGCATTCTTAGCTTTGTTCATGATTCCAGACAAAGACTTAGCCTTGAACCCGTGAACCTCATCCCCGAAGATTGCACCAAACTGATGAAACCAGTCCCCACTCAGTTTGTATATAGACTGCCATGTAGAGATGATAATACGCTTCTCTGTGTTCTTGTCTTTGCCTGAATAGACTCTATGGCAAGCATCTTCTACATCAAAGCCATAGTCTGCGAAGTCTTTATACATCTGCTCAACCAAAGATGTTGTAGGCACGATCACAAGGACTTTCTGCTCGTGATTGTCCAAGTACCACCGCATGAGGTTGTAGATGATAAAAGATTTACCAGAACCTGTAGGAGAGAGAAGAATACAGCGCTTGTTCTTGATGCCATGTGAGATAGCATCGTACTGATAATCACGCACATCAAAGGGAGCACCAAGAGACTCAAGATACTTGACAAGCTCTTGGTGCCTGACAGTGTTCTTGAGTTCTGGATGCCCGTAACGCTCGTTATCAATAATCTGTAGAGGGTAGAATCTATCAGCACAAAACTTCTTAAGGTGAAGCCATAGACCTACATTTAGTTCTTTAGAGATTTGGTTGAACAGTCTTACCTTACCATCCCAGACCTTTCTCTTGAATGCAGGCATGTAGCGATATCCGGGTACAAAGAA